TTCAAACGCTGAAGGTAAACAGCTTAGGCAAATTCAAAAGATAGTAGTATTAGATACTATTTTAGAAGACGACGAAGAGTTAAGAACGGCGGTAGAAGGTGAAATAGTTATCAATAATTCAAGCGGTCAATATGAACCGCTTACAATGATTATTGAAAAAATTTTTAACCCAGTTTCCTACCGTATAGATGAAATTGGAAACGCTAAAATTCGGGTTCACATTACAGGTGGTACGGTAACGCGAGAAACTTTTTTGCAGTTTAAGCGTGTTGTAACTGGTGGCGTTGGTGTATTTTTTACAACTTCTTCAGATACCCCTTTTGTGTTTTCGGGCGGTGTTGGTAAGGGGTTTGGTGATTACCACGCGGGGGCGGGCGTTGGTGGTGAATTTTCTTCAGTTTGGTAATTATAATTTTACAAAGGGGCTTTAAATGGCTGTAACAAAACCTACTAAAAAACCGCGTTTTGCGGTAGATACTGACTACGAAAATACCGTAGCCGATATAGTAGAACCTTCGGAAGGTGAAAAAACTAACGGCTGGAGCGGTGGAGAAGAACCACCAGCACAATATTTTAACTGGCTACACAACTTAGTAGCCCGCTGGGTTGCTTATCTTGAACAGCAGAGCGACGACTACGAAGCACGAATTGCGGCAAACGAAACCGATATTTCTAATTTGGGAACCGCTTTCGCTAATATTGCTTCTGATGTAGCCGAAAACCTTACAAAAATAAACGCTAATACCGACAATATTACAGATAACGCTTCAAATATTTCTACTAACGCGTCGAATATTTCTACTAATGCTTCAAATATTACTACAAACGCTTCTAATATTAGTAGTAATACTTCACGCCTTGACAACCTTAAAGCTTCAGAAGTTGAAAACGATAGTAGTGTTAGCGGTAGCACGGTAAAAGACGCTTTAAATGTTTTAAATAGCAGTCTTTCAGCACCTACACCGATAGGGGCTATTATGCCGTTCGCTGGTGATACTCTACCCGATAACACTTGGCTATTTTGTAAGGGTGGAAACTACAGCAAAACGGGCGACTATTCAGCTCTTTACGCTGTAATAGGCAACACTTACGACAATGGTAGTACGGGAACTTCAGAGTTTGGGATACCCGACTTAAGAGGTGCTTTCCCTATGGGTGTTTCGCCTACCCACGCTTTAGGTACTACAGGCGGTGAAGAGCGGGTTTCTTTAAGTCTTGAAGAAATGCCAAACCACAAGCACGACTATATAAACAGTCGCTACGCTGAGAGTGGAAACAAAGAAGGCGGGAATAACAACAACGAAAACGGCGACAACAATAGAACGGAAACTACTTACAGCGTTAAAGGTCACACTTTAACAGCTACTGAAACGCCCGAAGATAGAACCGCGTCGGTTTCACACGAAAACTTACCACCGTTTACAGTATTTAACTATATCATAAAAGCAAAATAGAAAGGCTTTAAAATGAAAATTGATTATTCAAAATTAAGAACTGGTGATATTGTTTCAATAGCTTCTTTTACACTGTTCGGGGCTATTATTAGGAAAATAACAGGTCGTAAAAGACGCTTCTTTAAAGGTCGAAAAACTACAGCTACACACACGGCTATAGTTGTTACTTTTGGCGGTCAAAAACTTATCGCTGAAATGACATCTAAAGGGCTTCAGCTTAATAGCCTTGAAAAATATGTAGGGAAACGCCGACGCAAAATAGTAGAGGTTTCACGCTCTACAGAGCTTGACAAAAAAGGACGCGAAGAGATTAGGAAAAAAATATCTTTAGACCTTCGCAAAGGTTTAGAATACGATTGGGCGGGTGATATTGCTTTTCTTTCTAAGCGTGTTAAAGAAAACCCTAAGAAGTTCTTCTGTAGTGAATACGCTTCGTATTTGCTGAAGTTCTACGGTGGGGTAAATATTACTGAAAACAAAAGTAAAGTATCCCCCGACGACCTTGCAGTAGTGTCGTCTTCGGTTCCTTCACTTAAAAGAATTGATTTTATTCTTTAAAAGTTTTAAGTAATTCTATGATAGTTTTATAAAAGACTATCATTAAACTATCAAAGCCTTACGAAGCTCTTTCGTAGGGCTTTTATTATTGAGTAGAATTGATATTAAATAGAATTGAATAGAATATTTTATTTTAAATAATAAAAAGCTTTACTTTTTAGAATAAATTAAACTATATTAAATACGAGCGACAAAGAACGCTTTAAAATTTTGCTGAAGGAAAGGCGGTTAAAATGTTCGATGTTCTTTTTATTGCTTTTGAAGTTGTGGTTATATTCGTGACTTCAGTAGCTATTTACAACACTTTAACAAAAGGGGTTAAATAATGGCAAACGCTATTTTAATCTTAGGCGGTTCGGGAACGGGTAAAAGTTTCTCTATTAGAAACCTACCCGCTGAAGAAACTGTTATTATCAATGTTTACGGTAAAGCGTTACCGTTTCGCGGTTGGAAAAAGAAGTATTACGGTGGTAGCGGTGGAAATTTAGCCGTAACAGACACTGTAGAAGGTATTACAAAAACCTTACAGTATGCGAAAGATACGGGTAAGCGTTTCGTGGTTATTGACGATTACCAATTTGTAGCGGGTATGAAAATGGTTCGTGAAGCCCACATTAAAGGCTACGAAAAATTTACAGAGATAGCCCAAAACTTCGTAGCTATTAGCGATGAAGTTAAAAAACTACCTTCTTCTATTACTGTTTTCTTTTTGTCACATATTGAAGACGACGGAATGGGCGGAACTAAAGCGAAAACAGCGGGTAAAATGGTAGATAATACTATAGGTTTTGAAGCTCTTTTTACTATCGTTCTTCAGACTACAGTAGCCGACGGTAATTACGGGCTTGAAGTTAAAAACAACGGCAAAAACACGGTAAAAAGCCCGTTGGGTATGTTTCCCGCTGATGTTGTACCAAATGACTTAGCTTATATAAGCGATTGTGTTGTAGCTTACGACGAAGACGAAGAAGCCCCAGCGTTGCCTAAATACGACGAGTTCGGCAAAGTTGTCGGTTCGGTGGTTGGTCAATCTGTAAAAACTTCTGAAGAGTCGGTAGTACCTGTAGGGGTTCCCTCTTCGGTTCCTGTAACTTCTACACCTGTAGAAACGGCTTCGGTTCCTGTAAGTGAACCTGTAAGCACTTCGACTATTCCTACGTTTGATATTCCCGAACCAACACCGCCCGCCGTTGATATTGTAGTAGACAATAACAAATCCGACAAAGCGATAGTTATAGCCGACGCGTTGGGCGGTCTTGAAGTTGCTACAGCGTTTCTTCGCTCTAAACTTGCACTAAAAGAAGGTGAAGAGCTTGCTACTATTCCCGAAGGACGCTTAAACCGACTTTATAATAATCTTGAACAACTTAAAGCAATTCAGAAAGGGGCTTAACTATGAGCCATCATATTTTTTCGCCGTCTTCGTTTCCCGCGTGGACGAAATGTATTCACTACGAAACTGACCAAACGGGGTTAGATGGAGAGAACAGCCCCGCTTTTCGTGGAACCTTGCAACATAAAGAGCTTGAATACCAAATAGGTTTAGCCGACAAAAAAGGCGGTCGAGATATTACTAAGCGTAGTGAGTTTCACGAGAAGCTTACAAGTGAAGAGCGTAATAATGTTGATTTTGCCTTTTTTAAAATTATGTCTATTTTAGCGTCTTACAATCTTGGTATTAAAGACGCTGAAACTGAAGTAGAAGTTTTAGCTTTTACTTCTGATATGACAGCGGTAACAGGTACAGCCGATGTTTTGGCGGTCAAGGGTGATACTGTAATAGTTATCGACTATAAAAGCGGTGTAGAACGAGATTTCGAAGCACAATTAAAAGTTTATGGTCTTGGAGCTATGCAAGCTTACGACTGTAAAAAAGTTGATATTTACGCGGTTTATGGTAGAGAGAAAAAAGCTACTTCTAATACTTTTGAGCTTGAAGAAACACAAAAGTTTTTCGATGAAATGGTTTACAAGCTTTCTAACCGTGAAGAGTTTGAACCCGAAGTAAATTCTTATTGCGGTTGGTGTACTAAAAGACTTTCCTGTAAAGCACGAAATAAAAGCCTTACAGAGAGTAAAAAAGTAATTCCCGAAGGTAAAGAGCTACTTAAAGGTATTACTGTTAAAACTGATATTTCCAAACTTTCACCCGAAAAGCTGGGCGGTCTTGTTGCTTATGCTAAACTTCTTGAAGACTGGGCTAAAGACTTAAAAGCTATCGCTGAAGCAAAATTAGCAGAAGACGAAAACGCTGTAGCTGGGTGGGGCTTAAAATTCGGTTCGCCACGCGTTAAAATTGACGCTGTAAAAGCTGAAGAAATAGCTTTAGAGCGTTACGGAGTTGAGCCTTACGAACTTGCAAAAGTTTCTTCTTTGTCAAAATCGGCTTTAATGAAAGCGGTTTACGGTAAAGAAGCAAATAAAAAAGCAACTAAAGAAGAATTTAACGAAGTTTTTAAAGACGCGATTTCTGAAGGAAAAACACCGAAACCGTCTTTAGTTAAAAAGAAGGAGAATTAAAGATGTCTGTAGTATTTCAAACTGATTTTAACGGGGCTTTAGAAGCCGACGGCGGTAATTACATTTCTCAAAGTGGAGTTTATAGCGGTGAAATTAAACGCTTTACTTTTGAAAGTTCACAGAACGGGGCTAAGTTTGTAAATATCGCTTTTGAAACTGATAACGGAGTGAAAACCGACTTTCTTAAAGTTTATTACAAACAAAACAACGGTAACGAACACTACGAAAAGCGTAGGTTAGATAGCCTTTTCGCACTTCTTGGTATTCCTACGGTTTCTTATGCTAAGCGTATGTTTAACGGAAGAGAAGAATTTTATTCACCCGAAGTTGAGGGCGGTAAAATTACCGTTTCGCTTCAGCGTAAAGAGTATTTAGGAAACGACGGTAAGGTAAAATATAAGTTCAATATAAAACACTTCTTAGATTATGCTACGAAGAAGACTTATAAGGAACTTACAGAAAATACCGAAGCAAAAACAGCAGAATTTATTTACGAGCCTATTACTGTAAAACCTTCTTCGGGTACAGGGAACGCGGGCGGTAATAGGCTCGGCGGTGGTGTTCCTTCTGAAGACGATTTACCATTTTAATTTTTAACTAAGTAGGTCGGGGCTTTTGCTTCGACCTACACAAAAGGAATTTTGTAAATGATGATAAAAAAAGCTTTAGGTGAAGAAATTACTATAGACCTTTCAAAGGTTAAAAAGAAGTTTCTTAAAAAAGACTATACGGGGCTTTCTGAAGCCGTTTATAATGATTACGGTGAACTATTACCGTCGGCTTATCTTCGCGGTGTAGATAACGGTGTTTACTCTTCTAAGCGTGTTAAAGCGATGTTAGAAAAGTATAACGCTGAAGACTTTGTAGGTGTTGATTACAAAGAACTATCAAAAGCAATAAGCGACAAGTTAAACAAAGTTTACACGCCTGCTTATGTGAAGAAAGTTCTTTGTGGTGACTATGGTAGTGCTTTAGTATTTACTACAGCGAGAAAGCTTTTAATGGGGCGGTAAAATGAAGCGTTATACTGAAACCGAAAAATGGGATAGCTTGTATTTTTCAGAGCTTACACCCGAAGCAAAATTAGCGTATCTATTTATTATAGATAAATGTAATTCTATAGGCGTTTGGGGCGGTAACTGGAAAGTTTTAAATTTCTATACTGGCTTTAGTGGTTCTATTGATGAACTTAAAAGAGAGCTAAGAGTAAGTAAAACTTTTGAAGCTGGAACTAAATTTATTGAAACTGAAGACGGTAAAATAATCGTTACGGGGTTTTTGAAGTTTCAGTTTCCTAACGGGCTTCACTCTAAAAAGCCTATTGTTGTAGGTGCTTTAAGAAAAGTAGAAGCAAGTTCTTATTATGACTTATTTATAAAAATTAACGGTGGGGGGTTTTTTGGCAAAAATGAACTTAAAGAAGTTGAACACAATAGTAACGCTAACGACTGTAACGGTTCGGTTTCTGAAGGCGTTTGTTGGGGTGGTGAAGTCGAAAAGAAGACTGAAGAGCCAAAAGAAGAAAATGTTAAAGAACCAAAAGACGACGCTAAGCCTTCTTCAGCTACAGGAGCAAGAAAGGGAAAGACAGATATTCAAGGAACGGCTAAACGAGCAATTAAAGAAGAGTTCGGAGTTTTAGACGAAAAGGTTTTTGAAGCTTTTAGAGAATACGCCGAAAAGCGTAGAAGTATGAAAGCACCGCTTACGGAACGCGGAACCACTACACTACTTAATAAGCTTAAAGGTCTAAACGCTGAAAGCTGGGTAAACGCTTTAAATGACGCTACAGATAACGCGTGGAAGTCGGTTTTCCCTAAAAACGGGTTTACTGGTCGGGGCGGTAATTCAGCACCGCCCCCCGTCGGTGAAATGTTCGGCGAAGACGATATTACAGATTTAGAACTCAAGATTTAGTAAAAGGAAAGGCTAAAATGATTTTAAATAGCATCACAAGAAAGCTTACTACTTCGGGGTTTCCACAAAGACACTCTGAATTTAGACCCGTAGATAGCAAGTGTGAAGAGTGGGCGGAACGCTACGAAAGGCTTAAGCCTATCGTTTTGGGTGGTGGTATTCTTTTCTTTATCGGCAAGCGTGGAACTGGTAAAACTCAAATAGCCACAACGCTAAGCGGTTACGCTCTTACAAATAAAAAGCGTGTGAAGTACCTGAAAGCCTATGAGGTTTTTGAGGGGCTGATGGGTAGATATGAAAAAGATAATAATTACAGGGGTTTTATAAAAGATATTATTAAGGTCGATATTCTTATTATAGATGCCTTAGAGGTTCGCAAAGGTTCAGAGTTTGAAAACCGCGAACTTAATTATATAATCGACAAGCGTTACGATAACCCTAACGCAACAACGATACTAATAGCAAACGACACCGCCGATAGTCTTAAAGCCTTTTTAGGTGTTTCGGTCTTCAGCAGAACCGAAGAGGTAGGCGGGGTTATCACTTTTAACGGTAGAAGCTTTAGAAAGAAAGAAGTTTAAAGATGGTTATAAATGCGAGTTATGAAATAGTTAAAACTGGTGAAGCTTTCGAGGTTCGCAAGGTTGTAGCTGGTGAAGTTTTTTCTACTTCTTGCCACAGAACAGAAAGGGCTTTAGCTGGTTACTTAGTAGAAGAAGGTGTAACAGGTTCAACTTCTGAAGGGTTAGCTATTGTAGAGAGAGTTATAGAAGAAACTAAAAGAAATTCTGAAGAACACTGTAAAAGTGTTCGCTTAGGATAAACAAAAGGAAAGGCTTTATTATGGCAAAAAGAGCAACGCAAGAAGACAGAGTTTTAAACCACTTGAAAGAGAGCGGTTCAATTACTTCTATTACAGCTATTGAGCTGTACGGTGTAACGCGACTTTCAGCGGTTATTTACAATCTTAGACGAATGGGCTACCCTATCGGTCTTAAGTTTGAAACTGGTAAAAACCGCTTCGGCGACGCGGTAAAGTGGGGCGTTTATACTCTTTCAGAAAGTAGTAAAAAGTGAAGACTGCAATAAATATTACAAATGAAAAAAGCGGGGTTAAAGTTGCCTACATTACAGCGATACTTTTAGCCCCGCACATTGACGGCGACGGTGCTACTTTAGTAGTCGGCATTATGCTTTTATCTACAATATTATTACCTAAAAATTGGGGGCTTGAGTGGTAGTTCTTAAATTTGGAAACGGTGTAAAATATACCGTTCGTGTTGATAGTTATAACTTCATTGTTGAAACTTGGAGAGTAAATAAAGACGAAAATAGTAAGAATTTTAATAAAGAAATGGTAATTTCTACTTCTTACTTTTCTACTGTAAAAGGTATTAGCGACCATATTTTAGGTAGTAATATTAAAATCGGTATCGGCAACGGTGAAGAAAATATTTTGGAAATGGTAGAAGAAGCTATTAACGGGCTTACTATTACTTCTGAAGCTTCAGAGGTAGAAGTGACTGAAGAAGATGTAAACAACGCTACAAAGTATTTAAAAGAAGCTTTAGAGCGTATAGAGTTAGATGTTTCAGAAGATTACACTAAAGAGCTGGCTACTAATATTCTTAATAAGAAAGGCTTAAAAGATGCTTAAAGACCAATTAAACGAACTTAAGGTAGAAGTTCACGAAAACGCTGTAAAAAAAGGGTTTTGGGATAAAGAAAATGTTTTAAGAAATGTTTTTTTAGTTATCACCGAAGTTTGCGAAGCTGTAGAAGCTGAAAGGAAAGGACGCTATGCTGATAAAAAGGCATATATCGACGAAATTACACAAAAGGGAAGTTTAAATACTTCGGTCGATATGTTTAACAAAATGAAAGATACCGCTTTTTGTAGCAGAATTAAAGACAGCGTAGAAGACGAAGTTGTAGACGCTCTTTTAAGACTTTTAGACTTAGCGGGCTACCATAACACCGATTTATCTAATATTCAGATTGAAGAAGACCCCGAAGAGCTTAAAGAAGGTCGCTCTTTAATTTGGCTTTCGGCTTCTGTAAGCTATGTTCTTTCTGAATTTATCGAACGCTACTATGGGAAAATGATTTATAATAGTGAAGATTTCGACCACGCTATTAAAAAAGCTATCGGTTTTATTTTGATTTATGAAGAAGCGAACGGCTTAAATTTGGGTTATTTTCTTCTTCTAAAAATGAACTATAACAGCCGTCGCCCCTACCTTCACAATAAGAACTATTAAAGTGAAGGTTTTAAAATGGCTTAGTAAGGTTAAAGAAAATTTAGCCTTACTTATAGATTTGGTTTTACACTTACCTGTAATTTTGTTTTACATTTTACTAATAACTATTCTTTTCAGAGTTGAAAAGTTTTTCAAAAAAGGAGCCTAACAAATGGCAAAAGTAACAATTACGCTTGAAGATTTAGAAGACAACAAAATAGGCGTTTCTCTTAAAACTGACCGCGAAGATGTAGAGTACCGCGAAACTGTAACCGTTGAGGGCGAAGAAGGCGTAGAGCGTCTTACAAGCCCCGCCGAACTTTTGGGGCTTTATCTTATGAAGCGATACAATGAACTTGCCGAAGCTGTAGAAAGTTATACGGCGTTGGTTAAGAGTGGCGAAATTCCTACAAGTGAAGGCTAATCTTAAAAAGCTTACTGTAACCTTTTGCGGGCGTATTCCTTCTAAGAAGTCTTCACAAAGGGTTACTAAGTTCGGAAAGAAAAAACGCGGTATAAGACCCTCTGAAGCTTTCGACAAATGGGAAAAACGAACACTTACAGAACTTCTTTTAAGTGGAGTACCTAAAAATAAAATCGTAGCTGAAGAAATTATAGTAACTTTTTACTTTCCTTGTAAGCGTCGGGCTGACTTGACAAACAAAGCCGAAAGCGTCTTTGATACTATCGTAAAATATGGAACGCTTAAAGATGATAGTTGGCAATGTACAGGGGCTATAACTCTTATTCCTGTTTACAGGAAAAACGACGGCGGGGCGGTTATGGAAATTTTCTACAGAGGTGAAGAAGATGTATAAATTTTTCAGAGTTGTAAGCGATTGCGAAAACTTGATAAAGGAGAAAGAAGAAATTACTATTGTGTATTTTCGTAGCAAAGTATTAACAGGAGAGCTTAAAATAGCCTTCTTGGGCTTTAAGTTCGGCAAAGGTAGAAGAAAGCGTAGTGAAGATATGTTTAGCCCCGAAAACAGAGTTAAACACGATATAAAAGCCTATAGCTGCACTATTGAAGGTCTAAAGGCTTTTGTACTTGATAAAGACGGCTTCAGCTATGTCTTCAGATAAATATTTTATAACTTGTTTTATTTGGCGAAGTCTTCGGGCTTCGTCTTTTTTTTGTAAAAAGTAATATTTGTTTACTTTTTAGTATTTTTTATTATATATTTAAAGCGTAAGGAAAATTTATCTTTTTTAAAGGTGGCTAAAGATGGCTAAGGAAATTAAAAAGTTTGAAGTCGGCGGTGTTTACAAATCTTCTTCTACAGGTTTGCTTTTTGAGGTAGTGAAGCGTACCACTTGTTTTGTAACTTTTTTAGTTGAAAATGAGATTTGCAGATACAAAATAGGAGTTTTACCAAACGGCGAAGAAACTGTACCACAACTTTTTGTCAAGGCTGTAGACGAAGAGCGTTTTTGTATTGGTTGTGGCGATGGTCTTGAAGGCGATACTGACAGCGAATTTTGCGACTTTTGTATAGAGATAGATAGACAGATAAAAAGAAAGAACTCTTCAGAAACAACAGATAAAGAAAATACTATAATGCTTCTTATAGCTAGTGTTTCAAATGGAAATGTAACGCTTGAAGAAATAGAGGATTTGAGAGTAGATAATTATTCTTGGTTTAAAGCCGAAGACCTTGTAAAAAGCTCAAATTTCAACGCTTCGCAAGTCGGTGGTATTATGTCCTCTCTTTTTGATAAAAATATAATTCAAGAAGATTGTGACGAAGACGGGTTGTGGTGTTTTACAGCGAAGGGCGTAGAAGCTGTAATAAAAGCAAAGAAAAAACAGTTAAAAGAAGTTTCTACAGAAAAAAAAGAACCTTCAGAAGTTAAAGAAACTTTTAAAACGGGCTTCAATTACCTTAGTATTTCAGATGTTATCTACACCGCTGTAAGACGAATTAAAGACAGAGTAGTATTTAATGTTGTAGGCGAAAACGGCGTAGCTTTTGAACAGGTCGGGCGTGTTTATATCGACGAAGCCGAACAGGTCGAAGCGGTTACTATCTTAGGTGATACTATTCTTTCTACAGAAATTACGACCAATAAACTTACACCGTTGAACCCTAAAGATGTTTACGAAGCTTCTGTAGAGGTTTCGGGTACAGGTCTTCGCGTTATATTTACTACACTTGACGGCGTGACTTATACGCTTACAGGTCAAGACGACGATGATGTAGAATACCTGTTAAGTCTTCTTAGTGGTAAAGGTTTATCTGAAGAAAATATTACGAGAGTGGTTTAAGTGTGGTTAAACAGGGTATAGCTTTTAAAAAGAAACTACTGGAAATAGTGAACGCCTATGTTTCGGGGCGTTCACTCCGAGAAGAAGCTTACGACGCTATAAGGGATTTGGTATTTAAGTTGAGTGGAGACGGTACATTAAGAACCCGTGAAAACGATAAACTTAAAAAGCTTGTAGACTTTCTTGTAGAACATAATGTAGAAACACATTTAGGCGTAGACGGGGCTTTTTTGGTTTGTCTTACAGCTTCAAACGCTTCTTTTTTTCTTTCTCTTTTTGAGTTTGAAAAGAGTTCTTACGCTGGTGTTACTTCTTGGAGTGGGTACACTTTTAAGGTCGATTTAAAACCTTATATAGAAAATGAATTAGGTGTAGAAATTGGTGATTTTTACGAAGCTTTTATAAACCCTAACGAATATTAAAGGTCGATATTATGAAAATTTACGCGGTCGTAAAATTAAGAGAAGCTGAAGCAATTACAAATACTTTTACTGTAACGCCTGTAGAGTTTGATTTGGATATTATGAGTTTCGTTTTAAAGCACTACACGCTTGCTTTTTACGCTACAGCTACAGGGGCTTTTTCTTTTGTTGAGAAGCTACACGAAGCTTACAGCAAAGTAAACGACGCTTCTTCACGGGTGGTAATTAGTCGGTTTGCTGGTCGCCTTGAAGAAGAAACCTATAAGCGTACTTCTAAACTATACGACAATTCTTTTGTAGAGGAGTTTTCAGAATGAATATATGGTTTTATACTTTTGCTTCACAACCTTTATGTAAAGCTGAAATTTTCAAATTGATAGAAAACGCTTCAGAAGAAGAGTTAAAAAAAGATGTTGATTTTCACACGAAAAACTTAATAAAGCACGGTGATATGTTTTGTTTTTCGCCGTTACACCAAAAAGCTGTAGATTATACTTGGCTTGAGGATATGAAGAGAAGGGGCTTTATAAAAAAGGCGGTAAAAAATAATGACAAAAGAGTTTAACACTAAAAAAGGCGGTAGATAATGAAAAGTAAAAAACTAAACGAAGAAGAAAGAAGACAGCTCTTACGGGTAATTACTCAAAAGCAAACAGAAGGGCTTTCTAAAACTGAAGAAAAGTTTAAAACATACTGGGGCGGTGAAGTCTATAAAGAATTTTTCGGGAAAGACCAAAGTAGACTAAAAGATGTTCCTAAAAAACATCTACAGTTTCTTGGAAAATTTAAAGTTACTTCTTCAGAAACAAGTACAGTTTATTTGAAACTTGAAGAAAGTTTACCGTTCCCTACAGAGTATTCAGAATATTCTACTATTGCTATTCTTGTCAGAAAAAGCTTTAAAAAGCATAATGAATTTGTAAGAGCTTTCAGAAACTTAGAAGAAAAAAAGAAAAAGGTTTCTACTCTTGTAAGAGAAGTGAAAGGCGTTTTAAGTTCGATAAATACCACTAAACAGCTCTTAGATGTTTGGGTGGAACTTGAAGACGATGTAGTAAGAATTTGCAATGTTAAAAACTCTTGCTTACCTGTAGCGGTCGTAGACAATCTTAAAGAAAGATTGAAAGAAGAGGTTTAAAAATGGAAGCAAAAACTAAAAAGGTTTTAGTCTTGGAGCTTACCCCCGCCGATGCTCTGAAGCTTACAGATATTACGCGAAACTTTGAAAAGAACTACTTAGCAGATAAAAGCCCAAAAGAAATAGAAGACGAACAGCGATACGCCTTCTATAAAAATCTTAAAACAGAGCTTACTTCGTTTAACAGAAACCAAACTTAAAACGCGTTAAACCTGTTTTAAGCTCAATTAAACGCCGTTTATGTACCATTAACGCCCCGAAACACGCTATAAAATCATTTTAAGTGTTGTTTTAGGGCGTTTTTTCGTATATTTATAGTTATACTTAGGAAATTAAGAAAGGCTTTGCTATGGATATTCAAAAGGTTAGTATTGGAAAGCTCAAAAGAAACAAGAATAACCCGCGAACAATTAAAGACGACAAATTTACAAAGTTAGTTAAATCTATAAAAGATTTTCCTAAAATGTTAGAGATACGCCCTATAGTCGTAGACAACGATTACACCGTATTAGGTGGTAATATGCGACTTTCAGCGTGTAAAGAAGCTGGCTTAGAGTTTGTAGATATTATCTTAGCCGATAGCCTTACAGAAGAAGAGAAAAAAGAGTTTATTGTAAAAGATAATGTAGCCTTTGGTGAATGGGATTACGATTTATTAAGCGTAGATTATGAAGCCGACTTATTGGAGAACTGGGGCTTAGATGTTCCCGACTTGCTTAACGATACCGAAGATAGCGACCCTTTAGAGGACAACGAAGAGAAGCCTACTAAGTGTTGTCCTAATTGCGGTTGCGAACTTTAGAAAAGAAGGTTAAATTATGGCACGCCCTAAAGTTGTGGTAGATTGGAAAAAAGTAGATAGGCTTCTTAAAGCGGGTTTATCGGGTACAGTAATAGCCGACACTATCGGCGTTAAAGTAGACACGCTTTACAAACGATGTATTAGAGATAAAAAGATGCTTTTTTCAGAGTATCAACAACAAAAAAGACAGGTAGGCTTAGAAACACTTAAGCTAAAGCAGTACGATTTAGCCGTAAAGGGTGATAAGTCTATGTTGGTTTGGCTTGGCAAACAGTATCTAAACCAAAGCGAAAAGGGAGAAGTTAAGATAGTTGAAAAAGACACCTTCACCGAAAACTACGATTTAAGGAAACTTAACGCTGAAGAACTTAAAGAGCTTAAAGAACTTTTAGAGCGAGCTAAAAAGGGCGAAACTGAATAATGATAGACTTAGGTTTTTCTATTGGTGACGCTGTAAAAGAGATTGAGAGGGAAACCGCCCGCCTTAGTCACTTGGAATTTGTGCGGTACACTTGGAACTATTCTACAATAGACTTTTTAACGGGCTTTCACATTGAAGAGATAACCGCCCGACTTGATAAGGCTATGAGAGATTACGCCAAAGGTAAAAGCACCTTCTTAGAAATTAAAGTACCGTTTCGACACCACAAAAGCCAAACTGTAACGCGAACACTACCACCGCACTTCTTAGGGGAGTTTCCCGAAGCTGAAGTAGTTGTTTCTTCTTATTCAGCTTCACTTAGTAACTTGTTTAGTCGTGACGCGAGAAACCTTTTAGAGAGCGATAAGTTTAAAGAATTGTACCCTAACACGGGACTAAGTAAAGAAGTTTCTTCAGTTAGCGAGTGGGCTACAAATACCACCGTAGAAGACGGTGTTTTTAAAACTCTTATTGGAAAAACGGCGTGGGTTGGTCTTGGTGGCTCTATTACAGGTCGTGGCGGTGGGTTGATTATCTTAGACGACTTTTTAAAAGGTAGAGCAGACGCGGAAAGCGAAAAGATACGCGTTAAGATTTGGGAAAGCTTCAGAAACGATTTAATGAGTAGAAGAGCCGACCCCTGTATAGTAATAGTCTTAGCGACCCCGTGGCACAAAAACGATATTTTCGGTATGATAGAAAGCGAAATGAAGAAAAATAAGGAGTTCCCGCGTTTTGAAAAGCTTGTTTATCCAGCGAGAAGCAAACGCTACCCTTCGGGTTATTTGTTTCCCGAAAAGTTTTCCAAAGAGTGGTACGAAGGTCAATACGCTACGCTTGGAGCCTATAACGCTTCGGGGTTGTTAGATTGCGACCCGTCGGCACGCGAAGGCTCTATTATAGCAACAGTAGAAGGCGTAAACTATACTTTTGTAGATGGTAAGCCCGACGGCTTCGGTGCTTTTTGTCGTGGTTGGGACTTGGCAAGCTCTGAAGCTGAAAGGCAGGGCGAAGACCCCGACTATACTGTAGGTGTAAAAGTAGCAGTTAAAGTAGACCGCGTAAATATTCAGAAGCTTAAGAACAGCGAACAGGGCGACGAATTACCCGAAATAGTTTCTGTTTATATCGACGATATTGTAAGAATGAGAAAGGAAGCACCCGAAAGAAATAAGAAGATGGTTCGCACCGCTCTAAAAGACGGTCGCGGTTGTGTTCAAGCTGTAGAAAGCTTCGGGGGTTATAAAGACACCTTTACAACTTTTAAGCGTATTCTTAAGGGAGTTTCTAAGGTTGTGAAAATTCAGCTTAAGGGTGACAAAGTAGCTAAAGCGTCTTCGTTTATCGAAGTTCCTTTTGAAGATGGTAATATTTTTATAAATAAAAACATACCACGCGAAACTATAGACAAGTTTTTAGCAACTCTTACGGGGTTCCCTTCAGCACCACACGACGACGATGTAGACGCGTTGGTAGTTGGCGTAGCGTCGTGTTTAGAAAATACAGGAGCTTACAGATATAAAGATTTACTTTAGAATTTGTAAAGTTATATTAGAATAGTAGTAGTACTTCTTAGAAAAGGGCTAAATATGAGTAGAGCAATAACAGACGGGCTTAGTAACCTGTTAGTAGGGAAAGGGGATATAGATGACCCCGAAAGATACACCCACGCTGTAGAAGCTGGTCACATTACAGACGAAACTTTACGGGCTTTCTATCGCACTATCGGTATGGCTAAAGCTATTGTAGACCGCCCTGTAGACCGTTCGGTACGGGTTGGCTGGGATATTGTAAGCGACAACAAAGAGTTTTTAGAAGAGCAATTTAAGAAAATCGACTTTATCAAGAACTTAAAAAAAGCTCTTAAGTACGAACGAATTTACGGAGGGGCTTTAATCGTTTTAGGCATTAACGACGGGCGTACTTTCTTAGACCCTGCAAATGTAACCGACAAAGTAGATGTAGATTTTGTAAGAGTTTACCGACGCGAACAGGTGATAAAGTCTAACGACTTGAACCGCGACCCCGAAAGCGAGCGTTACGGGAAACCCGAATATTACGAAATTATCGCGTCGGGCTATTCTTCTTACAAGGTTCACTACACCCGCGTAGTCGAGCTTGACGGTATTCCTGTAGACGAAGATACTTATATTCAAAATGGCTACTGGGGTGATAGTGAGATTTACACAAATAAAGACGCTATCGTAAGATACGACGACACGATAGATAACGGTAAGCGTATCGGTAACAACTTCGTAAATATCGCTCTTGAAATAGACGGACTTTTTGACGCTATACGGTCGGGAGAAGAAGACGATTTAAAGAAGCGTCTTCGCGTTTTTAATTCTACGCTTAATAATATGAATATCGCTATTCACGATAAAGACGAAAAGATAGAAAAGCTTTCTTCAGTTGCTACGGGCTTCGTAGATATTTTGGATAGAATAGCCGATAGTTCTACCCTTTCTTCGGGTATTCCAGCCCGTATCTTGTTTGGTAAGCAAACAGGCGGGCTTAACAATTCGGGCGAGGGTGAAACTGGCGACTGGGTAGAGTATTTAGAAGACTTCTTAAACGAGAAAGTAATACCTGTAGTCGAAGCGGTCGCTAAAATCTTTTACAAGGGTGAAGTGGTGTTTATGCCACACGAGGTAAAACCACAGACAGCAGAACAGAAGAGTAAGACCTACAAAGCTTACGCCGATGCCGACAAAATCTATTTAGAAGAGGGGATTATAGCACCCGAAGAGGTTAGACAGTCGCGTTTTGGTAAAGACGGCTTCGGTACTTCTATCGAGATTGACGAAGCTTACAACGATGTAGCTTTTAACGCTATGAATAACGGCGAAGGGGCTAAGTGATGGATAAGGGGGGGCTTTATGCTCTATGGAACGCGAAGACACCAAAGGAGAAGGCTAAGAAGCTTAGAACAAAGCCCCCCGTTTGGAAGTACCCGCGTAACTCTGAAGCGTACTACAGGAAATATCTTTACTCTATTTATGAGGACTTACAGAAAGAGCTTGATAAGTATCTTTCTTCTTATCGTTTCCAAAACTTAGCGAACTCTTTTCGTGGTGACGACGACGATGTAGAAATACTTAAAGCGGTTTTAATGAATATGAACGGCGTAATAAACCCCGTTGAAGTAGAAGACCGCTTAAAAGATATTTACGGTAGTATAAACGACTTTAACCGTGAAGAATGGGCTACTTTTCAGCGTTGGGCGGTTGGTGTTCCTTTCTTCAGCTCTGAAGCGTGGATTATACCGACTTCTAAACTTTGGATAAACCAAAATATGGGGCTTATTAAAAGTCTTGTAAGCGATATTGTGAAGAAGGTAGAACACACTTTTACTACTTCTTTTCATAACGGCGAACGCGTCGAAACGATAGCTAAAAAGCTTTCGGATAAAGGTGGTGTTATTGAGGGTATGAAGTACAGGGCTAACCTTATAGCCCGCGACCAAACTACTAAAGCTAACGCCCAAATGACAAAGCGAAGACAAGCCGACGCTGGTTTAAATCACTATATTTGGCGAACTTCACAGGACGAACGGGTAAGACCAACCCACCAACGAAACGAAGGGCGTGTTTTTTCCTACGAAAAGCCCCCCGAAGAGACAGGGAACCCCGCCGAAGATATACAATGTAGATGCCACGCCGAAGCGGTTTTAGCGTGGGATTTGCCCGACGACTTCAGCGACGAAATAAACGGCGAACTCTACACCGAAACAAAAGGTAAAATAGAAGCTAAAAACAGCGAAGTATTTAACAAACTTTACGGCGGTGCTACTTCTACGGCTACTATTCCTTCGCCTACGCCAAAGCCTAAGAGACGAAAGAAGACCACTACGCCAACTAAGAAACCTACTACACCAAAAACAACTAAAACGCCTTCAGTAGTTGAGAAGTACGGCGGTATAGTTCCCGACGGGTTCGATATTGCTACAGCTTCACAAGAAGAAGCGTTAGCGGTGATAAGGGGGTTTAGCAAGATAGCGAAGAAGAAGGATAAAGTAAAACTTAGAAACTCTTTTATTTTGGACTTTATAGCTAACCCTTCGGACGACCTTAAAGCTATGACTAAGAACCTTGATAAGTTCGACGACTTAGCTTTTGAAAAGTTGATGTTAGCAACACATAAACAGCTTTCTTTCTTTCCCGAACTTCGTAAGAACCTTCGCGGTTTTGGTTCGGCTTCAAATGTGAATAAGTACGCTAAAGACGATATTATAAGGCGTTTTAAGGAAAGTAAAGACTTTGGAGATAGTGTTAAGCGTTATATGGCTTATAGACTATCTAAAGAGGAAGCCGAAAAGGCTGTAATTGGTGCTTTAAAGAAAAAGTATAAGTTTCGTGGCAACTACGCCAACCCTAAAAGCGGGGCTTTTTCGGCGGGGCGTGGTACTCAATTCGGTAGGGGTGCAAATGTAGGATATAGACGGGTAGACTTAGAGGGTGTTTATTTTTCCGACGCTATGGCTAAGGGTGAAGAAGCTATTAAAAGCGGTGAAAAAATGATAGATATTCAATGGCAACCGAAGACAATAAATAAAGAATACGCCTACGAAGCTGTAGTAGCCCACGAGTTCGGACACGAAATAGACAGATTTTTTAATATTACAGACAGGAACGACTACAGAATTAAAGTTGATAATCTTGTTAGAAAAGAAGGTAAAACTATAACAGAATTAGTTTCGCGTTATGCTACTTCGGATAGAAGGGTAGTTTATTCCGAAGCGTTCGCCGAAGCTTACGCCGAATGGAATTACGCCGACAACCCGCGACCTTTCGCGAAGATGGTAGGCGAAATAGTAGAGCGTGAAATAGAGCAATACCGTAAGTATGGTATTGTTGATAAATTAGCAGAAGGAGAGTAGGAAAATGGCAAAGAAAGAGAAAAAAGTAATTTTCGCTTTTAAAGAAGTTGAAGGAACCTATAACGACTTTTACAAGCTTAATAAAAGCGGTGGTTTAGTTAAAATTTCAGAAGACGAATTTAACAAATTTTCTTCGGCTGGTGCTGAAGTAGTACACGAAACTTACATAAAAGACCCCGAAGAAGATGTTAAATACTAACAGTTTTCGGGATAATGTATTTTCGCAACATAAACAACTTAAATAAGGGGTAGCAATGGCTAAAGCTAACGCGTGGACGCTTAAAAGACTTATTGAACACTTCGGGCAAATTGTAGCGAAAAAGATAACTGAAATAGAGAACGGTTCTCTATCTTTTACTATTCACTTTCGTAACGGTAGCCCGCTAAAAGTGGAAGTAGAAACAAAAGAACATTTCGGCGGGGGTAAATAAAAACTTGCACTTTTTGTGTTTTTTATCTATACTTATGATAAGCGTAAACGCCTTTAGCCTTTCCTTATGCTAAGTTGATACCGCTAACCGTTCTTCTAAGTCTTAGATACTATTTAACGATAGCCACTTTGATTTCAAGCTTATTAGAACGCTAATTAGGGGGTTGCTTTTCTCTTCGTTGAGATTTGCAACCCTTTTTTTTGTTTAAAAATTTAAGGGTTTTGATATGAAGAAAATAAGAAGCGATAGAATAGAAGTGCCTTATACCCGAATGACTAAAGAGGGGTATATTGAAACTAACGCTATTGTAACGCGTACAGGTGTTTTTAAATATCTAAATGAAGACGGTTCGATACGAAGAGAGTTACGACACCCCGACGATGTTTTTAAAACAAAGTCTTTAGACAGTCTTCAGAGAAGACCTGTAACATTAAATCACCCTACCGAATTGGTGAACTCTAAAAATGCTTCACAGTATCAAAAGGGTTATACTGGTGACGAATATTCTGTAGATGGTGAATTTGTTAAATTAAATTTAACCGTTACCCACGAAGACGCTGTAACGGCTATTGATAGCGGTAAGGTTCAGCTTTCTTTAGGTTATGAAGTTGAACTAATCGAAGAGGTAGGAGAGTACAACGGCGAGCGTTACGACCACAGACAAACTGAAATAGAATACAATCACCTTGCTATCGTTGATAGAGCAAGAGCGGGCGACAAAGCTTCTATTAAGTTTGATAGTGAAGACGAAGCCCCTGTAAATATGTCTATTTCAGAAACAGTAATTAAACAAAGTAGAACAGATAGTAAAACCGAACCCACGCGAAAGGTGGCAAAGATGAAAACTATTGTAGTGGACGGCGTAGCCGTACAAGTTGAAGACGGCGACGCTTCAAAAGTTGAAACAGCCGTAGCGAACCTTAAGCAGAAAGCCGACAACGCTTCTACTAAGGCTTCAGAGCTACAGGCTAAGCTTGACGCTTCAGAAGGCGAAGTAGCAAAGCTTAAAGAAGAGATTAAAACAGCTAATAGCGACGAAGTTGTAGCGAAGCTTGTAAAAGCCCGCGTAGACCTTGAAACAAAGGCTAAAAAAGTTGTCGGTGATGGTGCTAACTTTGACGGCAAAAGCGACCTTGATGTTAAAAAAGAAGCTGTAAAAGCTTTCGACGCTAACGCTAATCTTGACGGTGACGAAGCTTACATTAACGCTTTCTTTGACATTGCGGTTTCCCGTTCTGATGCTGGAGACGGCGAAGGTGGAAACAACGAAGAAGCACCTACTGAAACAAAAACAGACGGTATTTCTTCACAGCGTAGCGACGCTTTCACGCCTAAAACTGATGGTGACGAAGACGAATACCGCTACGACTCTGAAGACGAAGAGCGTAACAAGCTTATGAAACGATACAAAGAGAAAGGGGCTAAATAATGGGAGCCTACGAAGATATGAACCCCGCTGTAGAGGGTATGCAAGCCGATAGTGGAAACAGCTATAACGAAAGTGGTCGTGTAGCTTCTGGAATTATCAAATTCGGTAAAGCTGTAGCACTTACTACAGATGGTAAAAAGCTTAAAAATGTAACAGTAGACACCGATAAAATTATGGGTTTATCGGTTCAAATTCACAACGAAAAAGGTTATTACGAAACAGGCGAAGCGGTCACTTACAAGCGTCAAGGGCGTATTTGGTGTCAAGCTTCTACTACTCTTGTAACCCCTACTGAAGGCGGTAAAGTCTATGTTGATATGTCGGACGCTGAAAAGCGTTTAACTGATACCGACGATAGCGGAGCAAACCCTATTATCGAAACCGCTGTATTCCGTTGTGTTGATGTAACCGACGGTCTTGTTTTGGTAGAAATTAACCTACCGTAATTCTTCAGAAAAGGAAAAAATAAAATGAAAAAGAAAAAAACTATCAAGTTGCCAAAAATGGACGGCTACAATATGGACTCTGTAACGACCGCTTTTACAGAGCGTGAGCTTACCTATGTTCGTAAACAGGTTTACAAAGCACCGCTACGAAACCTTAAAGCCCGTGAAATTCTACCAATTTCTTACGATGTGCCTTCTTTCGCAAAGAACCACACTTACAAAGTTATTGAACGCTTCGGAATGATGAAACTTATTCAGTCTTACGCCGATAACCTACCACTTGCTACCGTTGGTAAAAAAGAGGTTGTAGCTAAGGTTAAGGCTTTCGGTAATGCTTACGAATATTCTGTAGACGATGTAGAAGCGTCACAGGCTGGGAAGACGAACCTACCTTCAGAAGAAGCTATTGCGGTTCGTAGAGCTTGGGAAGAGCTTTTAGAAAAAATCGCGTGGCTTGGTGATGAAGAAGCTGATATTGTAGGGCTTTTTTATAACCCTAATATTTCCGTAGGTTCGGCTATTACTGGTGACTGGACTACCGCAACGCCTAAGCAGATTTACGACGATTGTGTAGGCACTCTTGATATGGTTTTCAATGCGACAAACGGAAAAGAAGAAGCCGACACGCTTTTAGTTTCCGCTAATCGTTGGTCAAAACTTAAGAATACTATTCTTTACGACAACAAAACAATTCTTTCAGTTCTCAAAGAAAACTACGAAAATCTTACTGTAGATTTTGTTTCAGAGCTTGGTGATATGAACCCCGCACCGTCGGGTGGAACCGCACCCGTAAACTGTTTGTTCGCTTTTGTAAACGATATTTCTTACTTGGCTCTTGAAATTCCTTTAGAGTTTAAACAGATGCCACCACAGCCTAAAAACTTGGCTTGGCTTACAAACTGTTACGCTAAAACGGCTGGTATGACTGTACGCTACCCGCTTACTATGGCTATCGCTGAAGGTATTTAATAAAGCTTACTGTAGCGGGTTCTTCGGGGCTTGCTACAGTATCTTCTATTAGTTGGTTAAAGGTTAAAACAAAGTTTTTATAAAAAAGGAAAAAACGAAATGGCTAACAAAATTTTTAAAGTAAAAAGAACAGACGGCAACGATAGAATTATGTTTATCGGTTCGCTTCGTCTTGATATGGGCGTGAATATCGTTACAGAAGACGAAGCGAAAGCCCTTAAGAAAAACAAAGGCTACGACCGCGTAAAAGACCTTATGACAGTTGGCGAACTTAAAGACCTTGATAGAAAAAAGGCTCTTAAAGTTCTCTCTGAAGTTGAGGTAGTGACAGCTAAACGAAAAGCGAAAGAACTTCTTAAAGAGTTCCTTACAGTTGAAGACGAAGACGAAAGCGAAGACGACGCTTCTAATTCTGAAAACGGCGACGCTTAACGATGGCTTTACCTGTAGAGCTTGTAGATAAAGTAAAAGCCTATATAGCTTACAGAGACCCAAACTACGATAGTGGTTTGCCTGTTTTTGATATTGCTTTAGAAGTAGCTTCTACGCGTCTTTCTTCTTGCGTTTTTGGTTCGGTGTACTATCAAGCTTTAGGGCTTTTTATCTTGCACAAAAACGAGCTAAACAAGATTACAGAAGAGAACGGCGGGGGTAGCCTTTCGGGTGTAATTGCTTCAGAGAAAGAAGGAGAATTAGCCCGTAGTATGGTAGCCCCCAAAGGTAGCTATAGTAGTGATTATATGCGAACTGGTTACGGTGTAGAGCTTGAACAATTATCTAAAGAGAAGGTAGGTTTTCGGACTTTTGCCACAAACAGAATGGGTTTTTGTTAGGGTTTTTTAATGATTAGTTTATTAAAGCTTTATGTAAGCTAATGATTAAAGTTCAATAAACGGGGTGTAATTTTTAAAGCGATTTATAAAAGTTTGTTCTTTCTGTAAATAGTTTGTTCTTTCGCCCCGTTTTTGTTTTTACATTAAAAAAAGACCTTGTAGGGTTGTTAAAAGAAGGTCTTTTTAAGTGTAAAATGTTCTTTGAAGATGTCTTTTAGTTTTGTTTTATCGGTTGTTTTTGCTTTTGTGTTTTTGGGTTCAACCGTTACAAGTGGCTTAAACAGGAGGTTTTTAATAAAAGTCTTTAGTAAGCTAATGATTAGCTATTATTAAACTATCATTAAGTTATCAAAGAGATATAAAGAGCTTTTATAAGCTATTATAAGCTTATGTAAGCTAATGATGATTGAATAGATATTGAATAGATATTGAATAGAATTGAATAGAATAGTAATTGAATAAGGGATTGTTAAGGGAAAATCGAAAATGGGTAGAGTTGGTGAAGTTGTGATTAAAGATTTAGGTTTAGAAAATTACGCTTCGGGTTTACGGGAGCTTTCACAGTTCGTTGTAAAAGCTGGCTACCCTTCTGAAGTCGATGTAGGGAACGCCGACGACGGCGACGACTGGGCTACAGAGATAAGCGAAATAGCCTTAGTAGCTCTTGCTAATGAGTTCGGAACCGACAAGGTACCCGAAAGGTCTTTTATTCGTTCCGCTATCGACGAAGGCAGACGGGATATAGAAAACCTTAAAGCTGAATTAGCCCAACGGGTAGCAGTAGGGCAACTTTCAGCAAAGCAAGCGTTAGAAGCGTTAGGCGTTAAGGCTGTAGACTTGATTAAAAATAAAATAGTCGAGATAAAAACGCCCGCCAATGCACCGCTTACAGTTGCTATCAAGGGATATAATAACCCGTTGATTAGAACGGGGCAAATGAAAAATAGCACTCAATTTGTAGTTGCGAGGAAATAATTAAATGGGATTGATACCAAAGAAAAAGTTAGAAGTACGCCGAAGAGCTAAAGCCGTCTTCGTTGATGGGATAGCCGAAGAGCAACCCGAAACGGTCTTTACGGTGACGGGTTCTGTTCAACCCGCAAATAGTCGAGATTTGGCAACGCTACCAGAAGGAACGCGATATAAGAAACTTCTTCGGGTTTATTCAAAAGATTACTTCGCAGAAGCCGACGCTTCAGAGACCGACGAATTTTTTATAGATAACGAGTGGCTTAAGGTCGTGAAGTATAACGACTGGGGTAACGGAATTATAAACCACAGATTTGTTTTAGTTGGGAATTAAAAAAATGTACTCTGTAGATGTTGAAAGGCTAAAAGGTATTACACGCGTTTTAAACGCCGTTACTGGCTGGTTTGTCTATTGGGCGTACCAAAACACCAAAGAGCCTGAAAGCGTGGCTATATCGGTTTCTTTGGTATCAAATTCGGGCGATATGCTTAGTGAAACGAGTTACGAAGAGCAAATAGGCGGAAATGACGGCTTAATTGAAAAAAATAGAACTATTCAAGAGTATACGCTTTCACTAAAAGCTAAAGGCGACGGTGCTAATGCTATTTTGAAAGAATTGAGTACAAAGCTACGCCTTCAGTTTTACCGCGATATGCTAACAGAAGAAGCGGGGTTTTCTTATATCACTTCGGAGCCTGTAAGAAATTTAACAGGGTTAGAAGAGAATAAATACAAAGAAATTGCAAATTTAGATATAGTTTTAAGAACTACTAAGATAGTTAGTGTAGAAACAAATTATTTTGATACTGTAACAATGCCGTAGGAGGTGTAGAAATGTCGAATAATGTAAGTAATATCGTAGATGTTACGATAACAACAGAAAGCGGGGCTGTAGCTGTAAAAAGCTTCGGTATTCCTTGCTATGTAAACGAAAGTGGTTTAGCAAGCGACGCTACTTCTTTTTTTCGTAGCCGTTCTTACGGTAGTCTTGACGAAGTAGCCGTAGACTTTGTAGCTGGTACAAATGTTCATAAGTTCGCTACTAAGTTGTTTAGTGCAAAAGTATCGCCTAAAGAAATGGCTGTAGGGCAAACCGCTACCGACGACGCTTCTTTAGAAGCTTCTTTAGATGCGATTAAAGGCGACCTTAACGGGTTCTATTGCTTCGCTGTAAGTACAAACACTTTAGCAGATGCTGAAACTATCGCGGAATGGTCGGAAGTTTCTAAAACACTCTTTATCTATGCCGAAACGGCTTTAGGTGATATTGGTGGAGCTGGTGACGGTTTGGGTAAGTATGTAAAAGAAAAAGGGCGAGAAAGAACCGCTGTATTTTACCACGCCGACGCTGAAACAGAAGAGCTTGAAGGTGCTTTTATTGGTGCTTTTATTTCGTTGCCTATTGGTTCTTATACTGTAAAGTTTAAAGACGCTATCGGTGTAACGCCTTCAAAACTTTCTACTACAGAAGAGAACGCGACGCGTCTTTTGAATGTAAATACTTTTGTTGATAAAGGCGGTTTTCGTCTTATTCAAGAAGGTACTACAGGGGCTACTTTTATCGACGAAGTAATAGCCGACGATTGGATAGAAGCACGAATTAAAGAAGCTGTTTTATCGCTCTTCAAAAAGAAGCCTAAAGTAGCTTACGACGACAACGGTATTGGTCTTGTAGACAATGCTATTAGAGAAGTCTTTAACGATGCTATTTCACGCGGTATTGTCACCGAACACGCTTTTAATGAAGACGGCGAGCGTACAGGTGGTTACGAGGTAACTTCGCCTAAGGCTTCTGAAATTCCTTCTACTGAAAAAGAAACACGCGTTTACAGTAGAACGACTTTTAAATATTACAAAAGCGTCGCTATGCACAAAGCGGTTATTAACGGCGTAGCACTTTACTAAGAAAGGATTTTGAAAAATGGAATTTCAAACTATTGACCCTATCGACAAAAAAGTAACCTTCGGGGCTATTCCTATTACGGGGTTCGCTGAAGGTAAAAAAGTTTCAGCTAAACTTTCAGAAGACGACTATAAAGTAATTTCGGGAACCGACGGCGATGTTACCCGTATGCGAGTTCGTAAAGATATTGGAGAGGTTACAGTTTACCTTTCACAGGCTTCTGTTACAAATACGGCTTTAGCAACAGTAAGAGCCGTAGACCTTGCTACAGGTGCGGGGGTTTTCCCGCTTACGATTATCGACAAAGGTGGCAAAACTCTTATTATGGCTTCTAAAGCTTGGATTAAGAAAGCCCCCGACCTTGAAGAAACCGACAATGTAGAAACCCGTGAATGGGTTTTTAGTGTTGCTGGTGTTCGTAATACTTTCTTCGTGGGTGGTAACTAATGCTTAGAACAGAAACAACTACTATTGAAGGTAAAGAAGTAACTGTAACAGAGTTTCCAGCACGCTATAAGCTTATGTATAGCTTAAAGCTTGCGAAACTGTTACCACCGCTTTTAAAGCAAGTTGGTAGTATTGTAGACGCTCTTAAAAATGCTACTGGTGAAGACTTTAAAGAAGCCCTTGCGGGTGGCGATGGTATCGACAAGCTTTTAGATACTGACTTAAATTCTTTTGACCTTTCGGCTCTAGCTGAAGCTATCGACGGGGTTCTTGATGTTATGACACCCGAAGAAGTTTTTTCGTTTCTTGAAAAATTCTTAGGTTTCACTTTTGTTGATAACCAAAACGCGGGCGAAAAATTCGACGCGGTTTTTGAAGGAGAGTTTACTTTTATCTTTAAGGTTGTGGCTTTCACCTTTAAGGTAAACAATTTTTTCGGGAAGGGGCTTTTTGGCAAGCCCCTACAGAAGTAGCCAACGGTAAAAACGGTCGTGGTTCTACTATGGTAGGCTACGACTATTTAGCTGAAGAAGTAAAAGAAGAGCTTATACTTATCGACTTGGTTTCTAAAGGTATCTTCACTTTTAAACAGTTAGAAGAAGAAGTTTCTTTAGATGATGTTTATAAAGTGTTAGCTCTTGAAAGCTTCAAAAAATTAAATGAGGGTTCATAATGGTTTTACGCGAAGTAGTTACGCGATTAGGTTATAATGTTGATGAAACTAACCTAAACGCTTATAAAGCACAATTAGGCGAAGTTTCACAACAGGCTATGAAGTACGGGCGTGAAATGCAAATGATGGGGGCTAAGCTTTCTTTAGCCCTTACTCTACCGATTACTTTAGCTGGTCGGGCTATGATTAAGTCGGCTTCTGAAGCACAGGAAACCGAAGGAAAATTTACGGCGGTTTATAATAACCTACGCGGTGAAGCTTCGGCTACCGCTAAAAGCTTCGCTGAAGATTTCGACTTAGCAAATTCTACGGCTCAAAAATATCTTTCGGCTACTGGTGATATGCTTACAGGTTTTGGATTTAGTCAAAAAGACGCGTTAGCTATGAGTGATAGAGTGAACCGTTTAGCCGTAGACCTTGCTTCTTTCCAAAATTTAGAAGGTGGAGCCGAAAGAGCTTCGCGGGCTTTAACTTCGGGCTTACTTGGCGAGCGTGAAGCTATGAAGTCTTTAGGTATCGCTATTCTTGAAAAAGATGTAAAAGAGCGTGTAGCCTTATTAGCTTCACAGGGTATGACTTTCGCGACCGAAAGACAGGCTAAAGCTTACGCTACTCTTACACTTGCAACAGAGCAGAGTAAGAACGCTATAGGTGATTACGCACGAACGCGAGAAGGTTACGCAAATTCAGAACGCCGTTTTATGGAAGCAAGAAAAGCAATGGCTGAAGAGTGGGGTAAAATTCTTTTACCGCTTGCTACTAAGGTTATGGACTTCTTTACTTTTATGACAAAACAGTTTAGAAGGTCAGACGACGCTACAAAAAGATTTATTCTTACTATGGGTGGCTTCACGGCTTTAATTCCTATTTTGCTTACTGGTCTTGGCACTATTTCGGGCTTCTTCGCTGGTGGTCGTGGTATTGTAGCGGGGCTTTCTATGCTTAAGACTTTAGGGGCTACTATGCTTTTACCGTTCTTGGGGCTTTTAGCGGTTATAGGTCTTATATACCTTATCTTCGACGAAATTATTACTTGGTTAAATGGTGGTGATAGTGTTATAGGTAACTTCTTAGATGCCGACGAATATAAAAGAGCGTGGGCTGATATTATGGACTATTTCAAGTCTTACGCCGATATGACAGGTAAAGAAATAGCGAAGTCTTTAGCGTTCGTTATTACTGATACAATGTTAGAAACTATCAAGGCTCTTACGCTTAAGCCTATGGCTTTCTTAGCGTCAAAAATTTATGGTGATGATTATTCAGAAGAAGACTTTTCGCGTGACTTCGGTACTGTTATAGACGAAATGAAAAGTATAATGGGAATACAGGGCGTAGACCTTGTAAATGTTACACCGCAAACTTTTGGAATGGGCGGGGGTTCTTCAGCAACTTCTACACAAGCACAAGCCCAACAAGTAGCACGAAATAATAAATTTGGTATTGATGATTTATTTTTCAACAACTTATTAACAGTTCTAAGCGAAAAAGGTAAAACAGAATACGGCGACCGTTTACAAAATCTTACTATCAATATTGATAGTTTTAAGGGTAACGAAGAAGCTTTAGTAGCTGAAATTATAAGACAAGTAGGGTACAGCACCGACGCTCTTTCTAATATGGAAATGTTAGGAATAAGCCCCGACGCTGACCCTTACGACAATATTTTAGTAAACCCTTAAGGTGCAAATATGGGAATAGAATTTTTATTTAAAAAAGATAAGTGGATAGGAAGCGAAGCCGACAAAATCGAAGCCGATGTTTTCTTAACTTCTAACGCCACGAGAACGCGAAAAGTACCGATGCACCCTGTACAGGGCGGTACTCAATTCGCCGACACTATCATTAAAGACCCTGTAAGCCTTACTATTCAAGGGTTTATTTCAGATACGCCTATAAATGGTATGTTCGGAAATTCACCCGTAGGAGCTATAGCCCCAACAATACCGCTTAACTTGATAGGTAGAAAAAAGAAGGTAGCACTACTTTATAACAAGCTTATAGGTATTTACGAAAAAACAGATAGTTTAAGCTTAGTAACAATCAAAGACGGTAGAGAAACATATAGAAATATGGCTTTAACAAGCTTAAGTTTTCCTAAGATGCCTTCGGACGGTGAAGGGTTTAGGTTTTCGGCTTCTTTTGTTCAAGTAATAGTTACTAAGGTTCAATCTGTAGTAGTTGAAGATATAGGGAGCGGGGTAAGTGGTGACGGTGCTTCTTCAGCTATGGCGAGCGGTTCAGCTATGGGAATTACAGCGACCGAAACGGCTAAGAATAAGTCGGCTCTTAAGTCGCTTGTAGGCGGTCTTTTTGGTGAAGAGAATTTTAGTAAATTTGTTGATTTTTTCGGGGGTGGTAAGTAATGGCTACTTTAGACGGGTTTTCTATTATCAAGCTATTTAAACGCCCTAACTATAACTTTGAAGTAATGTTAAAAGATGGAGTTTATAACCTTGAATTTATCGAGAATTTTACAAATAATTCGGTAACTCTTAATATTTACGACAAAGAAAATAAGCCTGTTTTATTTGGCTTAAAGGTTGTAGCTGGGCTTAATTTGCTGGCTGGTGTAACGGTTGCTAATAAGCCTAAAGGTTCCTTAATACTTCTAACGCGAGCTTTAGCCCGCGATTTGGTTGTAGACGATGATTTAGACGGCGTTTACTTTCTTTATTCAGAAGAGTATTACGACGACTTTTTTAACGCTGTAGATTTAACAGAATTTAGGGGTTAAAAATGTTAAAGGGTGTTTTTGGTAGAAAAGTAAGCGTTATCGTAGGTGTTGCTTCTACGGGTGTTTCTATTGATATTAGCGACTTGCATATAATGTTTACGGTGAAGTCGGGGCGTGGAGTTGATAAGACGGCGGTACTTACTGTTTTCAACTTAAGTAAAGAGACCTTGACGGCTGTAAACTCTTCTTTAGATGATAGTTTTATAACTATTACGGCGGGGTATTCTGAAGGGAACCCCGCCCGTAAACTATTCGACGGTAGGGTAACAGGAATTACACCGTTAAATGTTGGTGCAGATATTCAATATTCATTAAATTGTGTTGGTAGCCCTACGCGAAAGTTTGAAGTAGTTTCTAAAAAATACCCCGAAGCTACTTCGGCTTCTACTATCATAAATGATTTAGCCAAAGATTTAGGAATGGATACTGAATATCACCCCGCCGTAGCTCTTAAATTAGGCTTGAAGCTCTACGCTGGTGGTTATACCGTTTACGGTTCAGCTTTTAAAACTATCTTAGATATTGCTAACGATGTTTCTTCAGAAGTAGCAATAGAAGGTAATATTATTAAGTTCTTCAGCAATTCAGAAGGTAATACTATTCGTGTTGTTTTTCTTACGAAAGAAACGGGGCTTTTAGAAGGTCTAAAAGAAGGCAAGAAAAGCACCGACACGGCTAAAACTTTTACCTGTAAATCTATCTTAATGCCCGAACTTAATAGAGGTTCAAAAGTAAACATTGACGACGGTTTTATAAGCGGTACTTTTAAAGTAGTTGGTGTTACCCATAAGGGTAGCAACTTCGGCGACGACTATAGCACAAATTTAGAGGTAGAACAATTATGAACGATAATCTTGCAGAGAGTTTTAAAAGAGCTTTTACAACTATTGTAAATAATAAAATAGGTGAAATTAAAATAACTGTTCCAGCTAAAGTAGTTTCTTACAATAAGCTTAAAAATACAGTTACAGCGAAGCTTTCTGTAGTTAAAGAACTAAGGAATAGTAGCGGTACGCCTTTAGCCCCGCCTGTTATTGAAAACATACCTGTAATTTTTTCGGGAAATTCAACAGTAGGAATTTATTTTGAACCTAAGCCGAACGACGAGCTTTTACTAATGTTTAGCGACTTAGATATAAGTAGCTTTACAAACAGAGGAGTAGAAGGCAACCCCGAAAGCCTTAGACGGTTTAATATAAACGATTGTGTAGCGATGGTTGCTACTATCAAAATGAAGCCTTCAGAACTTAACGCCGACGAAACTTTAAAAATAAAGTCAGGTAGTAGTGAGATTGTAGCAAAGAAAGACGGTAGCGTTTTGATTAACGGACACTTGAAAGTATTAGCGTAATGGATAGCTTAAAGAAAATAGCTGTAGTAGGTGCAACTCTATCTTCTTCGGCTGGTGGAACCGTAGCGGTAACGCCACCGCCCGCGAGCGTAATAACGCCTAATCTTTTTTCAAATGACTTAAACGCTTATCTTTCTATTACTTTCGTTGTAACCTTCGGTAGCTATGCGGGGGGCGGTGTTTTAAGTGGGAACTCTGTAAATACTCTTATAGACGGGGCTTCTTTGGTATTAGAAGGCTCTTCGGTAGATGTGACACTAACAGACGCGTCTACAGGTGCGACAATGCTTACAACGGTATCTATAAACACTACAGGACAAGAAGAGGTTTTTTGTGATTGATATAAAACTTAATAGCGAGCTTAACGACTTGGAAATAGTAAACGGTGACTTCGTTCTTGTTGATGGTATCGAAAGTATTGTACAGGGCTTAAGAGTTCGGCTTGCCACTATTTACGGTGAATGGTATTTGAATAATAAAATAGGTGTAATAGTTTTCAGCGACAAACCCGACCCCGACGACTTAGACGAAGCGATAAAAGAAGAGGTTGTGAAAGAAGACGGTGTAGAAACTATTATAAACTATAATTCAGATTTTGACGCAAAAAAACGCGTTCTTAATGTAGATTTTGAAGTAAATACTACTTACGGCGTGGTAACTCTTAAAGAAGGGCTAAGGGCTTAATATGAGCGATATAAACGACGGCTTCGGAATGACACCCGAAGGCTTTAGAATTAAACGACGCGAAGATATAGAAAACGATATTTACAACGACTTAGAAGCTAAGTGGGGGGAGATTAAAAGAAACCCCGAAAGCACTATAGGGCAACTTGTAGGCGTTATGGCTACGCCTTATGTTAGGGCGTGGCTTGAATTAGAAAAGTTGTGGTTGTCCTTAGACCCTGACAGTAGCGACGGCGTAAGACTTGATAACCTATGTAAATATACTTCTATAAAAAGAAAAGACGCTACTGGTACGGTCGTACTCTGTACGGCGTTTGGAACCGACGGGGTTGTAATTGCTGAAGGCTCTTTAGTTTCAGATAGCGACGGGAACCTTTACGGTGCTGTAGATGATTTTACTATTTCTTCTTCTGTTTTGTCTTTTGCTGAAGTGAAGTTAGACGACTATAACGATGTTATAACGCGTAAGATTACGATTACAGCGGGAGAACAAACGATAACTTACGCTAATAGCTCTTCGGGCGATGTTTTTAAAGCTGATTTTTCAAGCTGGTTAAATAGTCAAGTTTCGGCGGGGCTTATCCCTTCGGGAATTACCGCCGAAATTACCGCCGACGGTTTCGACTTGCTTTCTCTATCTTTTGTAAGCTTCAGCGTTAGCGGTCTTGTAAAAATTACGCTTGACAAAGTAGGTTCCCCGCTTATTGTTAGAAATACGGTTACGGGAGCAATACCCGCACCGCGAAGCTCTGTAAAAAATATTGTTACAACTATTTCGGGGTTTGATAGCGTTTTAAATTATGCTAACGGCTTTATAGGTAATGATATTGAAGACGATGTTTCTTTAAGGATAAGAAGACGGCGTAGTAAGTTTCGCGGTGGTGCAAATATCGACGCTATCGCTTCAAATATCGAAAACGCTATAGACGGTATCAAGAGTGTAAGAGTTTACGAAAACGATAAAGACACCGTTGTAGATGGTCTTAAACCGCACTCTATCTATGTAGTTGTAGAAGGTGCTGAAGGTGAAGACGACAAAATAGCCGATATGATTTGGGTTTCAAAAGGTAACGGGATAGATACAAACGGTAGTATAAGTGTAACTATTTTAGACAATACTGGTGAAAGTAGAGCTATCTATTTTGATAGACCTATAACTACTTACGCTTTTGTTCGTGTTGATATTACGGCAATAGAAGGTGATAAGGTTTTACCCGTAGATTGGCAAAAACAAATAGTAGAAAATATTACAGCAATTATCGGAAATATGACAATAGGCGACGACTTAATAGCGAACCGAATAGCTACAGGGGTTTACTCTGTAAATGGAGTATTAAACGCTACTGTAGAGGTCGCTACAGGAACCAACCCGACTACACCGTCTACTAACTGGACTACTGGAAGTATAGAAGCTAGCAAATACGAAAAAATAATATTAGCAAGTAGCGTAAATATTACAGTAACCGAAAGCGTCTAGGTTAAATTATGAGTATCTACAGTTCAAATATAAGGTTTAGTATTTCGGAGTATTTACTACAGCAATTTAAAGAAGACAAAGACGACGGCTTAGGCGGTTGTATTCAAAAAACTTTTAACCCTTTAGACGAAGCGATAGAAAAAAGCTTTACCGAAGGCGTTACCAATGAAAAAATATTAGGGGTATGTAATGGATAAAAACAGAGTTTTCGAGGTTGAAAAACTATCTTCTGAAGTTGGTACTTCGGGAAAAAAGCAAGACGGGTTTATTTCTAACAGAAACGCCAATTATTTCTACAAAGATGATAACGGGGTTATTCGGTCGCTATCGTTCGACAATATTTTAGATAATGCTGGTAATGTAGCGTCTTATCTTGCTAAGCGTTTCGGTGATACTACCGTAGATAAGCTTACTATTAAAAACGCTATTAGTGGGTTTCTTAAAACAGACGCTAACGGTGTTGTTTCTGTAGACAGTTTCACAGGTGAACACAATTCACTTTCGGGGTTGCAGGGTGGAACCACTACCGAACGATTACACCTTACAACTTCAGAAAAGGGTTTACTACACGACGCTGTAACAGTTACAAACCCGCTTACGATTAACGGTCAAGAAATTTCGTTATCTATCGGTGTAGGGCTTGCTATTGGCTCAAATGGTGAATTATATGTAACTACTACGGGCGGTGTTTCTGAATGGACGCGAGACGGCGACAAGCTGAAGCCGAAGAACACAACCGACCGCGTTGTAGTAGGAGCTGAAGAGAGTTTAGCACCCGCGATGGTTGAGGCTTATTCTGAAGCTGTACCGTCTACTACTGGAGATTTTACGCTTACAGGAGCCGACACGCCTGAAATTAACGGAGAATACAGCAAAGTAGACGACTTCACCTATAGAAAAGATGCCGACCATTATTTAAGTCGCGGTGATGCTCAAAAATATTACTGGGTAGCTTGTAGCGACCCTAACGACCGTTGGAATACTGGTTTTTACTACGGTGCTGGTGGTAGTATTGGAGAGATTAGCACGCCCGAAGGTTCTTACCCGTCGGTGCTTAATGGTCACACGGGAGTAGTTACCGTAGTGCCTTCTACAGGTAGTTCTACAGGAACCACCGAAGCGGTAGAGGGGTTTTCTACCAATAGTAAGATTTACGCTGAAAAGGCTATTAAAACTTCTACAGCTTACGAGCTTGGTTCTAAATTTGTAACTACTAAAAACGCTGACGGTATGCCTATCGAGCTTTCGAGCTTTACAGACCCCGAAGGTGCTATTATGATACGCGAAAAGATTAACGCTGAAGTTGTTATAGAACAACAATACTCTAACGGTCTTAAGCGTTTGCCTAATCTTTCAAAAGACGAAATACAAAACCCTAAAGACCTTCCAACTTTGGAAAAAGTAGAAGAGGTAGCAATAGAAAACGGTTCGCTTTTGGCTACCGACCCTATTGCTAACGGTTTTCTACACCCTAACAAGGTTGAAGTATTTTTTAACGAAGCTACAGAGGTTCTTACTGTAAAAACTACTGTAGCACAAAGATATTTTTCTAACGGTGTTTTTACAGAGTTGCAGGCTAACGAAGTTTTGACCGCCGACTTTACGGCGTTGGGGTTCTCTAATAAATTCGGTGTTTTGTATCTGAAAGAAGATAAGACTTTCGATATTACTAACGCGTGGGTTGATGGTTTAGCACCGATAACGGTGTTTTATAAAAACCCTACTTCTAATAGATACGCTTTTATGAATACTGACATTCACGGTCTTACAATGTCTTCTATTGATAAAGAAGCGAGCAACATAAGAGAAGGTTTGTGGGTTTACGAAGGCTTAGACACTTGGATAGGTAGCGACAAGCTTGTAGTGTACCCTTCTACGCTTGTAAACGACGACGCTTTAGTAGAGATTTATTCTACAGATGAAGACACTAGCGATGTAAATTCAGCAATATTCCCGAAGATGGTTTTTGTAAATAGTAGTATGCTTGATTATGGTAACGAAGTTTACGAAGTTAAGGACTACGCGACCGACGAAACCGATAAAGCTTTTTGGAAATTCTTAGGTGGTGTAGATACTTCTAAGGTCTATATTCAAGCTCTACAGGGCGGTCTTGTAGAGACTTCTAACCCTGTTTGGTATTTCATTTTTGCACGCCCCGACAGTAGAGCCGACAAAGCAAATAAAGGCGTAAAAACAGACGGGAACCAATGGCTTATAATTCCTTCCACTTCTTCAGTAGGAAATATTAACAACAAATACGAAACTTTTAGCCTTATGGGTAGCGAACTACAATACACTTTAGAACACTACGCCGACTTTATCGTAGATATGAAGTGTTTAGGTGCTATCTTGGTAGTTCCTTCGGCTACAGGTAGAACAGCCCCCGCCGATTATTTCGTAAACCTATCTTCTAAAAAACTTTCTGAATTGAGATTAGGAAGGTACGCCCGCGAAAAATGGGATATTAAAAACCTTTACGATATTTTCGTAGACGCTACCCGTAGCGGTGCTTTCCCTGTAGTTGGCGACGATGGCAATTTAACGCTACAAAGTCTTTTAGAGTTCAAAGATGGAGAAGTACAAACTAATAACGCTATGACTAAAGCCCGTTCTATAGCTTATCGTGACTGGGTTCTTTCTCAAATTCCAGCCGAAAAGCCTTTTTTAGCTTCTACCGCTGAAGAGTTTTTAGAGCTTTATAGAGATGTTTCAGTACAGGCTATTTTTGCTACAAAAACTATTTACTTAGAAGGTGATTTAGGCGGTGTAGGGATTAAGCATATTTTTGGTGTAGGTTTGAACTTTACAGGTGCTACACCTGTTACAGGCTTTGCAGATACCTTTTTCCATTGTCAAGTTTTTAACAACTTAGCCACTATTGAAGTAGCAGGTAAAATGTTAGGTTTTAAAACATTACTTTCTTTTGTTGGTGGCACTAACTTTCTTAACGCTTCAGAGTATAGCTTAGTAGAATACTTTGAAAACAGAAACGGAAATACTGGCGACCTTGTAGGTATTCCTTTAGGGTACTGGGATAACACTAATAGAAGTTCTGGCGGTGGTTCAACTCTACCCGCTGAAGTTTCCTTTATTTCTACACAAGAAGAGTTTATTACAGCTCTTGAAGATGTAGAAAAAGAGCTTTTAATAATTACTAACTACTTCTACTTCGACAACTATAGCACGCCAACAACCGTAAGAGGTAAAAAGACGGTTACAGGTGTAGACTGTTATTTTTCAAGTGCCTATTTTATCGGTGACGGTGTAGCTAATACTGGAATTGATTTCATAAATACGGTAAGCGGTCAATATAGTGTAAGAGCCGACAACTTGGTTTTAAGATTTACAGGAGTTGAAAGTATTAGCGGGTTTTTACCTACTTGGTACGAACTTAACGGCGGTACTATTTTCTACGAAAGAGCTTACACAAGAGATAGCGAAGACAAACGCGGTTTTAGTGTTTACGGTGCTACTAAAAAGCAATGGAGAAACACCAATGAAGACGCTGTAGCTACTGTTTTAGACAACGATATAGTTACCGCCGACTTTCTTGTAAATAATGGCTACAGAGTTATTTTGACAAATAACGAAGACCCTATTTTTGGTCAAGCTGACAGAGAAGTAACTATTAACGCCGTAAACAGATTAACCTTTACAGGTATGCCCGCAAATATAGGAAAGTGGAATAGTACCTACGCCGATAGAGTTATAAATATTAGCACAAGCGGAACCGCTATTTATTTTAAAAGTGGTGTTTCTTTCCAGCATAACGGCGAAACTGTAACTTTCAAAGGTATAAATAATTGTGCTATTTACATTACTGATATTGTCAAGAATATAAACGGCGATTATGTAACTACGGCTAATATCGTAGCCGACAACTGTACTATTATATATGAAACAGTCGCTTCGGGCGTAAACTTGACAGCTATAAACGGCGGGGCTATTGAACAAAGATACTGGAGCAGAAACGCACCTGTAGGCGGTGGCAACTTAAAAACAGCTTATACGCCTACAGATGCTTCGTGGACTTCGGGGCAAACTTACAATTACGATGTTACTGTAACAGGTGCTTCGGCTGGTGACGGTGTAGCCGTTACGCTTAACGAAATAATCGGCGACGCTTTAAGTGCTACGAATTTCGTATATTTAGAAGGCTATGTTTCTTCGGCTAATACGGTAAGTGTAAGAGTTCGTGTAAATGAGTGGACTGATACGCTTAACGACAGAAGCGGTAAACTTGTAGTAACAGTTCTTAAATAGAAGGTGTAAAAATGGATAAAGAATTTTACAAAGTAAAAATGATGGATAGAGACTACAGAAAGGCAATGGCAAGCCTTTTAAATGTTAAGTTAGCAGATAGCGGGGTAGTTCTTCAGCTACCCCACAAACCCGAAGACCTTACACTTTTAGAAGGTTTAATAAGAGCGACACCCGACGGCGAAGATGTAATTTTGCGGGGTGTAGCCGTTTCTAAAAGTAAAACTATGGAGCTTTTAGCAAAGGGCGAAGTAGTAAACAAAGAAATTTATTATCATCTACACGACAAAATTAAAGAAATAGACTTTTCAGATACGCCCGAAGCGGTCGTATGGTCTTACGATTATGTTTCAGAGATTACCGTTTAAGGGGGCTTAGTTTGGATAGTGTAGGGGTTGTTACAGAAGCGGTTTCTTCGCTTAAAGCGATAGAGTTAGTTTTAAAAACTATGAACGATAGTGTTTTAGTATCCATCTTGATTTCTGTTTTATTTACTATTTATATCGCGTTTATGGTAAGTCGTATCATAAATATAAAGCATAAGCACACCGCCGATTTTATGGAGAAAGCCGAAGATGTTTTATACTCTATAGAAAGCTCTTCGGAGCTTGCTTTTTTTGGTATTTGGTCAAGTGCTACAGATTACCACAATAACGACGACTGTAAAACCTGTATTCACCCGCTGGGTTCTTTTTATGGAACCCTACACAATTCTTTATTTATTGGTACGCTTCAAAGAATAAAAACAGCACGGCACAAAAACGGTTTTTACCGAATGAGTGAAGAAGAGTACATTAAATATTTACGCGATTTAGGGCGACGACTTCGCAACAAGTCGCAATATGATATGAAGAAAATGAGTAAAGGTTTGGGGCTTCTTATTGAAAAAACTAACGATATGAGATTTTCAGAAGAAGACGGTATTTCTAAGCTTCGCGAAATTATGGACGAAGCTAAAATTTTACATAAAAAAGAAACTAAGGAAATTTTTAAAACTATCTTCTTTTTCTTAAACTTTAAAAGGTGGTTCTAATGTTTGAAATTAAAAGACTTGAACGCGGTAGAAACGCAAGTATCGGCGTTTTAATGCACGAAGGTAGTATTTTTTGTAATACTATCGAACGCCCCGAAAATGGTAACGAGCCGAATATATCGGCTATACCTTGCGGGCTTTACAAATGTAAGCGTTACAGTTCAGCAAAACACTCGAATACTTTTATTTTAGAAGATGTTTACGGGCGTTCTTATATTCTTTTCCACATTGCTAATACTGTAGACGACTTAGAGGGCTGTATAGGCGTTGGGGAGCGTGTAGGGTATCTTAACGGTAAGCGGGCGGTATTAGATAGCACTAAGGCGTTTAACCGCTTTCTTGAAGCTACTAAAAATTTAGATAGTTTTATGTTAAGGGTTTCAAATGGCTAAGAAACTAAAAGACCTTCTTTTTTCTTTAACTATTCCCGCCGATAGAGTTATAGAAGAAACGCGTTTTATGGAAGATAACCGCGATATTTCAAACGCTGAAGGTAAACAGCTTAGGCAAATTCAAAAGATAGTAGTATTAGATACTATTTTAGAAGACGACGAAGAGTTAAGAACGGCGGTAGAAGGTGAAATAGTTATCAA